TGTGTTGTAGCTTCACCAGTTTTAATTCGTTTGAGAAATTCTTTAGTTACTAAATTATGCAGTTCGTTGAACTGATCTTCAGTCGCTTTCTTTTTTAGCATTAGCTTTCTTAGCCTTTGGTTTTGGTGCTACTGTCTCTTGGATTTCAAGTCGTACATAATCCTCTACGGACTGATGCCTAAGAGTCTTTTCTGCTTCTTCTTTTGATTCAAACTCTTGCAGCACTTTGCCGCGTGTTACGTCTACTAATTTAAAAGTCATTTTTATACGTTGTAGCCTTTACGTTGGCCTGATAGTTTTTTAGCTTGCTTTGGACCTTGGTACTTAGGCATATGTTGTTTTACTGGTTGACCAGGTGGTGTACGTTTTGGTGATTCAGCAATACCCCTAAGAAACGGATTCTTGTAACCCATAGTTAATTCCTCAATACGATTTGATCTAATTTGTTTTCAATGCGGACCATATGATCTTCCATACGTTGGACCATTACTGACAAGTCAGCTTTAGATACATAGTCTTGAGCTACGCTTAGTTCGATAGCATCAATACGTCTGTCAAGACCACTAATGCGGTCATGCACATTATTTATTCTGTTGTGTAATCTGTTATTTAAAGCTGCCCCACCACCAATCAAAGCGATAAGAGCAGTCACTGCTGCTTCCATTATTTAAGTGAGACAATAGGTACAACGTCATGACACAGCACTTCTACGCGACTGCCAGGACGAAAGGTAAAACCAGCTTTCATGATTTCTGTACATTTAAGAGCACGTACTAGCTCATAATCCAACCGCATCTTCTGTTCGTGTCTACGTGCAATCTGTTTGCATGTTTCAACCATGCCACCATCTAGTGGTACGGAGAAGCCAATCTGTACACCAAAGTTTTGGGTACGTTGATACGCATCTGTGTGTACATCACCACCCATATAAAATGGTTGGAATGTCATGGTTGTTCCGTTACAGGAGTTACCACCGACAAAGTATTGCCGTGATGGTGCTCCGTTGTTCTGGAACTGCACAGCTTGATTAGTGACGTTACCCGTAGCAGCCGCTACAGGGTTTGCAGTATTAGATACAGTTGGTTCTTCTGCGTAAGCTGGACTTACTGCGAGAAGACTGATAAGGAAGTAGTAGTAGAGACTTGTTCGATGGTTTCGGTGATGTCGATTGTCTCGATCACTCCTGCCGCTCTGTCTACGATCTCCAGTTGGAATGCCTCGCCAGCAGTAGTTACTGAAAATGTTGTGGATGAATCTTCGATCGAACCACTTGGTGTTACGTTGGTTCCAGACCATGCTTTGTAATCTCCCCCGTACACTTCTGTTGCAATCGTACGGTCAATATCAATAGTTGTTGTGGTAGTAGATTGCATACTACCTTGTGTAAAATTAGGTGTAACTGATTGAGCTGACACTGGTGCAGCCAACAGTAATAACAGAACTAATTTCTTCATTTGTTCTTCTCCCTAGAAATAGAAAACGTTGCCAAAGTACCGCTTAAAATAGAGGCTACATATGTTGGGTCCATCTTCTCCATCCAGCCTGCATAACTAGCAGTCAAGAGTCCGGCGGACCAGACAAGGACGACGAACTTGATAAGTCCTCCTTTTTTTTCATCTTGTTCCATGCTTGTTTAAAAATTGGTTTAAATAAACTTACTAAATGTTTAAACAAAGAAGTAGCAAGCAAAGTAGCTGCAACTGAAACAAAAGCTGTAGTAGCGGCAGTAACTAAGATCTCACCACTAGGTACAGGTACTTCTATATCAGTTCCAGGTACTTCAAATGTTTGTACTTCTGGTGGTTTTATTGAAGGTGGTTTAGCTACAGGTATCTGTGCTTTAGGTTCAGCCTTTGGTGGTTCATCTTTAGCGTCTGGCTTAATACCCGGAGGTGGCCTAAGGTCGCTAGGAGGTACTACCAAGGGCTTGTAAGAGGGTATATCTGCCCGTGGCACCTCTAGTATTGGTGGAGGTAATTGAAGCGGTTCAGGGAGCGTTATAGAGGGGAACAGTGGTGGCTCCCCCAGGTTCATTTCTTAACCGGGAATAAACCGTTACGGATAAATTCAACTGCTTTGTCATCGATATCATTATCGGTTGACTCACACAGTTTCTCTAGCATTTCTACAATCAATGCTTTAACACGATCAGATTGCAGGAATGAAAATAGTAGTGGTCTAATTAGTGTAATCATTTTAGTCAGCGGGTAGTGGTTCGTTGCCTTCGGCTAGCCAGGCGAGATATTTTTGATATTCGCTATTAGATTCTCCTTTTACTATGTATAAAGGATTTACACCGTCTTCAAGTTTAATAACAACACAGTTACCAGGAAAATCTGGCTCGTGGTACATTAGTTTGTAGTTCATAGTTCAGCTTCAAAATTTAGAATAAGAACATCGCTGCCATTGCTAGAGGAAATTGCCCTTAAGTATACTACCTTGTTTGCACTCATAGTTCGGCTTGATATTAGAGAAGCGCTAGATTTTGTTGAAGAATTTAATCGGGGATTCCCCGCATAACCACTAGCAGAATGCGCAGTTCCTGTAAATGTAAAGTTTGGATTGTCATTCATTTCACACGGAAACGTAAGGTGTGCATATCCAGCACCCGCGGCAGCCTCAAACCGCATCATTGGTACGTGAACTGTATCGATTTGATCACCTAAGTGAACTTGATAGTAATATCTTTGACATTTAGCCAAGGTCTGAGAATAGCTTTCGTGTTCAAAAGGGGTGGCCTTGGAACCGACCTCTAATTGGACGCCAACCAAGTCAAATGTTGCACCTGTTGTTTGGCCCCAAGTAGCATCAAAATCTCTAGTTCTTTCATCATTAGCAAACGCGCCCCACTGATCTAGCGGAACGGTGCTGGTAGTAAAAACCGTGCCCCAATACATACCCATGTCAATAGTTAAACCAAGACCATTGTCGTTATCAAAGGTTAAATTACTGTTGCCGGGAAAACTTTTTGTGATTTTAGTCCAAGTATTTGCCGCTAAAGTTACTTCCCAGGGGTATCTTTGTACAGTTCCATCAATTGCTTGCATAAACCAATTAAATGTCTGAGCGACACTTGATCTGGCCCACATTGATATAGTAATATAGCTGTTGCTATTTGTATAGTCCCAGCCAGAATTAGCTATATCTTGTGCCTCTATTCGATAAAGAGTACGCCTATGATGGTTAGCAAGATTTGTTATTGGCGCTGTATTAGTAAGACGCCAATTTTTTCTGAAACCAAGACTATATGGTGTATCAGTAGAGATTAAATCCTCTTGAGACTGGGTAATCGTGCCGCCAGAATAAGAAGTTCTCACTCGATCAACAGTACCATAACTAGATACAGTGCTACTTGTGCCCCTCTGCGCCAACTGCATCCCGCCATTTATGATCAAATTACGATTACTTAACGCCCCAGCAGTTGGCATCTGCAAGCCGTCAATACTGACGCCCTCACCTACATTAGGTGGGACGATATTATTTACTTTAATTGTACTCATATTTATGCTCCCGGTTTAGTAGGCCAAACAGGGTTGGCTGGATCAGTAGTGTTTGCAGGTAGATCCCGCAAAGCTTGACGATACGTTGACATCTCGTCAGTAAGTGTTGCGTCAGATAACGCTAGGTAATCAGTTTCAGCGATTAGGTTGTTGCGTTGTTGGCGTAGTTCGTTCCAAGGTTGCTCAGCTTGAAGGCGTGTAATTTCAGCTTGGATTTCAGATTCGGTGGGTTGAGTGATTTCTGGGCTGTGCCATTCCAGGGAGTCATCACGGATCACCCATTCGGCCCCTGGGCGCAAAGAAAGAAGAGCACTGGCTTTAGTAATGGTCATCCTGCTACCTCCATAAGGACAATACGAGAAGTTCCTTTTGTGGTTGAGCCTGCCTGAAAATTTGCTGAGGTGGCACCTCCAAGGCGCCCTTGAGTCTTGTAAGTCACCGCACTTGTAGTCGCGGGCGAGTCAAGGATTGTTGCCGTATGCCTGAAATAGTGCTGAGTAGCCTGTGCGATGTAGTCAGAAAGCGGTACGGATGTAGCCTGAGGTTCATTGATAATGGTGAGATCCCTTAAAACGCGAATCCCCATTCCTCCAGAACCGCCAGTGTTTGTCCACTCGCAAGATTGATCTATCAGCACTAATACTTTGCTAGTAGAACTTGTTGGTGTAATGGTTGCAGTTAAGCCTGAGTCAACGTAGCTGGTTGTGCTAATTGACACCTGGGACGACGTTCCGCCATAAGCAACCTGCAAAATATTACCAGCACGCTCAAGACGATCAAGCGTTCCAGCAGTTGAAGGAAGCAAAACGTTTTGCACGTCTGATCCCACTACATCGGGCA